AGAGTCATTTGCCTACATGGGTGATATTCAATCTTACTATATCGATCGAGTTGCTAACGAACTTACTATTGATACTGCTGCACGAAGAAAAACCCTAGTAGATTTAGGAAAACTTTACGGATATAAGGTTTCAGGACCTACCCCCGCACGTGTTAATGTTCTTTTTGAAAATATAAGCGATGAAGCAATTGATATCCCAGTAGGAACTCAAGTTTTAGCTACATTGCTTTATGGAGATTTTACTGAAGTTTACTTTGAAACAATTGCTAGCGCAACTCAGCTAGCTCCGGGAGATACAGTTACTCTTGCTTGTCAAGAAGGAAAAACAGTAAATACTGATCGTCCTGACCTAATTAGTCCTACTACAAATAAACCTTTGCCTGTAAACCTAGGCGTATCTGACGGAACTGCACAGCAGATTGTTGAATTAAACGACATTAATATTGTTGATAATTCAGTAATTGTTTATGTTGGGCAAGGTGTGGCTTTTACACCGTGGAGTTATGTAGATTCTTTAACTGAATCTGGTCCAAACCAACTCGTGTTTACAACAAACGTAGATGCAGACGGAAACGTCTCTATTGAATTTGGTGATGGCATTAATGGTGCTATCCCACCTGCAAATCAGGTAATTAGTGCTTTGTATAGAATTAGCGCAGGTGCTGCCGGAAACCTAAACTCAGGAACAATTGAAGAAGTTACTTTTATTCCTGGAAATATTGTTCCAGAAGCAATTGGATACTTAGCTGTCTCTAACCCTTCAGCCGCTTTTGGTGGAGCAGATGGAGACGACAATGATCAAATTCGCGCTAAAGTTAAAAACGCAATTACTACTCGACGTAGAGCCGTAACGTTGTCTGATTACGCAGCTTTAGCCTCTCAAGTTTCTGGAGTTGGTAGAACTAAGTCTGTTGCTGCTGTGTACAGCTCAGTAACCCTATATTTGCAGACACAGAACGACGACTCTGTAACCCCAGGAATAGTTAGCGGTTCTCCAACCGCTTCTTGGACTTCGTTATCTTCAGAGGTATCGTCGTATCTTTCAGACAAAATTCCTGTAGGAACAACAGTGTCTGTTCAACCACCAACTTACGTAGATTTTTATGTAACCTTAACGGTAGTGGCAAATGCTGCATTTAATAATTCTGATATTGAACAAGAAATTAGAGATGTGTTCTTAAACCCTGGCGGTTTGTTTGCTTATGAAAGCGTTGACTTTGGTCAGCTAGTGGCCTACTCAGCTGTAATGTCAAAAGCAGCCTCAGTTCCTGGAGTTCAATCAGTTATCATAAATAAGCTAAATACCGACAATAGCAGTAGCGCCTCTACAGCTGGTGTACAGCTTACAAGTGGTCAGATCCCCGTGTTACAGACTACCAACCTAATCATTAACGTTAGCGGCGGTTTGTCATGACAGTAGATCTAAAATCTTAGAGAATAAACCAAGAGAATAGAATAGGTGAGAAATGGTTGCTCAATACCCCTCAGCAATTAGGTCGTTTACTCCAAAGGTAGACCTTGTAGACACGGTTTTTGCTGATCACGTAAACGTTTTGCAGGATGAGACCCGTGCTCTACAGGTATCTCTAGGAACAAGTTTACTTGCCTCTACCAACTATTCCGGTATTTTTACTCAATCATCTACTTGGTCAAACTTGTCTGCTCGACTAGCTAATATTGAAGCAGGCCTAGTTACTGGTGTAACAGGATCCCCTTACTTTAAGAAAAGTGGAGATTCAATCACTCCAGCTTCCGGCACAGTAGGTCTATCGCTTAAAACAGCTGCGGGTGCCTCTAACCTACTTGAAACTAGAAATGCGGCAAACACTTTAGGTTTTCGTGTTGATTTTGATGGCCTTCCAAAAGTTGGTAATAACGACGTTCTATACGTAGGTGGTTCAGCGTACAACTCTTTAACAACAGTACTAACAGCTATTGAAACAATCGCAAAGGGAAACAGATTTAATCCGTTCTTATTAGCTGGCATGTAACTTAACAGGAGCAAAATATGGCAAAGTATGCGTTTGGGATTTATGGTAATCCCAGTTTTAAGTATGGTCAAAGTGATGCTGACCGCCTGTACTACTCCTCCCAACTTACTGCTTGGGCATATGACTATGGAGTCATATCGTTACGTTGGAAAGCCGTTACTGCTGATCCCGCTGCAATTGCCCTTGGAGAACAGTTAACTCATTGGCGTTTAACAAAAAACTTTACCGGTACTCCTGACGGAGCGTATATTGGAGAGGCTATTGCTTTTGATAGCACAGGCTCTTACCTAACAACCTACATAGATACGTCTTCAGACCTTTCAACTGAAAGTAGAGAAGTAACGTACACTTTATGGATATTTAGTAGCTTATCTGGATGGATAAATTGCGGTACTGCAAAAGTTAACACTATTATTGAAAATAGAACGCAACGATACTTTAAAAATTGGCTTCCTGCTGCATGGTTAAACGAAGTAGAGGGTGTTGGAGACGCAGTTGGAGAATACAATGAAAATGAATTTACTGCTGTTTTGGACGCTTATGGTTTTGAATACGATAAGATAAAAGTACAGGCAGAACTTCTATATAACTCTTTTGACGCGTATAAGATTCCATCTAATCTACTAAAAAATAAGATTACAGACCTTGGCTTTATTTATGAGCCTGCTTTGGGAGATACTTATCATCGTTCTCTATATAAAACAGGAAACTTTGTAAACTCTGCTAAAGGCACTAAAGCAGGTATAACCACATATGCAACATCTTTAACTCATTGGGATAGCGACGTTACTTATGGTAATAACTTATTTTTAGACTATAACGACTCTTCTTTTGAAGAATCAATTGGTCGTTGGTCTGCAACTAACGGTACTTTAGCAATCTGCACGTATGCTAATACTTTATCAACTCTAGGAGAAGCAATTCCTGCAGTTGTTCCAGATCTTTTTAATAGAGATTACCCTCTTCGATCAGTATCTGTTGGAGTAGTAACAGCTAGTAGTACTAGTGACATAACTTTACGTTGTCCGGGAGCATCAAGTAGCTCAATTCTTTATGGAATCCCAGTTACTGCGGGAGTTAAATACATATTTAAAGGATACATTAGAGGTATTACCAACAACTATACTGCTGTAGCAAAAATACAATGGTTTGATAATGCGGGTGCGTCTATCTCTACAACTTCTTCTGGACCAACTGTAACTGCAGGAACTGGATTTTGGGCAAACTTTGAGTCTATTTCAACTACGGTAGCTGGTGGGTTTACAGCTCCAGCGGGAGCAACATACGCAAAACCTACTTTAGTTATAACTCCAACAGCAACAAGCGATAAGTTTGTTTTAGATATGCTTCAGTTTAGATCTTTGCCTGCAACAGAAATTTCACCTGTGGCTAAACTTCCAGGGTATACCTACGAAGATGCTCGCCTAGTAAAGCTAAAAATTAACCCGGATCTTTCAAATTTAATTCCTAATTCAAACTTTATAAATGGCATTGGTGGGTGGGAACCATTTAACGCCGAGGTTGTACATCAAAATTTTGCTGCTGGGCAAGACGGGGTAAAGTTAACAGCCCTGTCAAACGGTCGAGTAGGATTTGTTTCTGACTGGATTCAGACATCTCCAGGAAGCCCACACAGCTTCTCAGTATTTGTAAAAGGTCCTGCAAGAACAGCTAAATCAAGAATAGAGTTTTCTGCACCTCAAACAGAAGAGGAACAAACCGCTGTTCTTTCTGATGTAGACGGAAAGTTCTTTAAAAAAGAACCTTACTATGTCGACAGCGAAAGCATTACTTTAAATGCAACTACTTTTACTAAAACTACAGTAACGGCTGTATCTGCTGTAGCAACTCCTGACTATGGTAAGCCTGTTGGAAAAGTATCTGTTTATATAGATAATGCTCAACTGGGGGATGTTTTTTACATTACTTACCCAATATTAACTGAGTCTTCTAGGCCTAAAGATTGGTTCTGTGGAAGTAATGGAATTACTTTTAGCGACCCTAACGCTACAACTTACTATCCAACTAATGATCTTACGTGGGAACGCAAAGATCAGTTTAATATGGTAAGTCTTTCTACTTTTGAAAACGTTACAAAATGGACTGGAGCCTCTGGGTCTACCGTAACTGTACAAACTGGTGGAACAGTAAAATTTGGAACTACCTCTATGAAGATCTCTGCTTCTGGGGGAGGATCTGCAACTACAACTGTAAAACTTCCTATGGGGGCTGCAAAGGGTGGAGAAGACATCGCGGTATCTACTTACGTTTACGGTCCTGCAGGACTTTACTCAATAAGCACTAATCAACAAAAGTCAGGTAACTTTAGACTTGCAGAAAATACTTGGGTAAGAATTCACACTGAAAGAGTTGCTGTGGCGGGTGAAACTCAGTTTGATATAACTATTGGTTTGTCTGAAGCAGGTACCGGTACAAAGGTATTTTACGTAGACGGACTTCAAGCAGAGTATGGACGAGTACCTACACCGTATGTTGACCCAGCACAAACTACTACCGCTGTAGTGCAAAATCCGTCCGACGCAGGAGAAACTGTGGCTGTAGCTAATAACTATATGGTTGGTAGCGGAAGAAGTTTTTATGCAAATCGATACATTCAAAAGTATGCTCGTTTAAAGTCAACAATTAATAAGATTATGCCTGTTGGATCTACATGGTCTATTGAAACTCCTACTACCAGTATTGCTTTCCCAGATGTTGAAAATAACTTAGCGCCTTCTGGTTCTTTTGAAAACTCAACCTATGGTTGGTCTGGGGTATCCGCATCTTTGGCTAGAACTATTGCTAGAGGAAGTATCTTTGATGAGACCTTAGTTCAAGGAGCCGCCTACTGTAAAGTTAGAGCAAGTTCTTCTGGAACTTTTGGTGCAATCTCAGATTACATCTCTGTAAATCCGGGTAAGGGATACTACCTGTCTGCCGCAGTTCGACCAGAAAACGAAGATGCCTACGGAGAATATACTCTTAAATTAAAGTGGTACGACTTGGCTTTAAACTTTTTAAGAGAAAAGACCCAAACTATAACTTTGAATAGGGGAGACAGATGGGCCTATATGGACATCGTAGCTCCTGGAGCTAAAACAGTTACTTTGAGTACTGTTGCGGTAGCAACTAACGTAGTAACAATAACTACTGTAGGAAATCACGGATTTTCTGTAGGAGAA